GAAGATATGGGACGTAAGTATTGGAAAAAACGTTCGTATGTATTCCAAGGGTTTGTTACTGAAGACCCGCTAAACGAAGAAAGTTCTCCGGAAAACCCAATCCGTAGATTTATTATTGGACCACAGATCTTCCAGATCATTAAAGGTGCATTAATGGATCCTGAACTAGAAGAACTGCCAACAGATTATATGCGTGGCGTTGACTTTAGAGTTAAGAAAACTTCTAAAGGTGGCTATGCAGACTATTCTACATCATCTTGGTCACGTAAAGAACGTGCATTAGATGACGCTGAAAAGGCAGCAATCGAAACGCATGGTCTTTACAACATGTCAGATTTCCTTCCAAAGAAACCTGGTGAGGTTGAGTTAAAGGTTATGAAAGAGATGTTCGAAGCGTCAGTAGACGGTGAGGCATATGATATGGACCGTTGGGGTCAGTACTTTAAGCCAGCAGGTATGGCGTCACGTACTGGAGATCCTAACAAGGCATATACTCCAACAACACCAGCGGCTCCGGCAACACCGGCAGCAACTCCTGCAACTCCAGCACCTGAAGCGGCACCGGCAGCACCAGCGGCTGAGCCAGTAGCAGAAGCGGCACCAGCAGGTGAAGGCGATGGTTCTAACAGAGCGCAAGACATTCTTGCAATGATTAGAAGTAGAAACGCTAGTAACTAATTGTGTATGTGGAAGTTCCGGCTAAAATCTCCGTTCGGTAACCAGCGAGATCTTCCACACCACACTTTAACACATAGGAAAGGTAATTATGGCGAAAGCATTTGATATAAGTAAATTCAGAAAGACAATCACTAAGAGCATTGACGGACTTGGTATTGGCTTTAATGATCCAACTGATTGGGTCAGCACAGGAAACTATGCACTAAACTATCTTGTAAGTGGTGACTTTAATAAAGGTGTTCCACTTGGTAAGGTAACAGTGTTTGCAGGTGAATCAGGTAGTGGTAAGAGTTACTTCTGTTCAGCAAACATTGTAAAGGCTGCACAAGAACAAGGCATCTTTGTAGTTCTTATTGACTCAGAGAACGCACTTGACGAAGCGTGGCTACAAGCACTTGACGTAGATACTTCAGAAGATAAACTACTTAAACTTAACATGTCAATGATTGATGACGTTGCTAAAACAGTATCAGAGTTCATGAAAGAATATCGTGATATGACTGAAGAAGAACGTCCTAAAGTATTATTTGTAATTGATTCGTTAGGTATGTTATTAACACCTACTGACGTTGACCAATTCCAAAAAGGTGATATGAAAGGTGACATGGGTCGTAAGCCTAAGGCATTGACTGCACTTGTTCGTAACACAGTTAACATGATTGGTAGTTACAATGTAGGTATGGTATGTACTAACCACACGTATGCATCACAGGATATGTTTGATCCAGATGATAAGATTAGCGGTGGACAAGGGTTTGTATATGCTTCTAGTATTGTTGTAGCTATTAAGAAACTTAAACTTAAAGTAGACGCAGACGGTAACAAAACTTCACAAGTACATGGTATTAGAGCAGCGTGTAAGGTAATGAAAACACGTTACAACAAACCATTTGAAAGTGTACAAGTTGAAATACCATACGAAACAGGCATGGATCCACACAGTGGGTTGATTGAATTGTTCGAAGCAAAAGGATATCTTAAAAAGTCAGGTAATAGACTTGAGTATACAAGTCCAGCAACTGGCGAAGTTATGCTAGAATATCGAAAAGCATGGACTGGAGATAAATTACAGATAATTATGGACGATATCATAAATACACCTGTAACAGAGACACCTGTCGAGGTCGACGAGGAAGTCTTCGAAGAACAACCAACTGAATAATGGAGTAGAAATCTATGCAATCTGATCTTATTGCTGACATTTGGAACGTAGTGTCAGAACATGTTCCTGAGAAGGAAAAACAAGAAGTAGCAAAAAACTTTGTTACTGCTTTAGTGGACCACGGAGTATCTGAAATTGCAATCAACGAACTCTTTGGTATTGACACATACTTGGATACTGCAATTGAGTATGTAACTGAAGACGAAGATGACGGCGACACTAATTACGATGAAGACGTCGAAGATGCAATTTGGGACGATGAGGATTAAATGAACTGGTACGATCAAGTTTCTAAAGATATTTCGAAGATACCTGCCGCTGTGCAGTACTACGAAGCAGAATTATTACAGGCTAAAAAAGAAACAAATGTTGTTGGACGTCTTGAAAAAGCATCAGCACAAATGCCTGCAATTGTAGAAACTAGATTTGGTCAGTTACAAGAGATCGAAGCAATACTCGAATATTTAAACATTGAGCTTCGCCGTTTACGTAGTACACACTTTAGAAAATATGTTGAAAATTATCAACGTCAATTAAGTTCTAGAGATGCTGAAAAATTTGTAGATGGCGAAGCTGATGTTGTAGACTTTGAAAAAATTATTAACGAGTTTGCATTATTACGTAATAAATGGCTAGGCATTATCAAAGGACTAGACATTAAACAATGGCAAGTATCTAATATCGTCAAACTAAGAACAGCTGGTTTGGACGACGCAACCATTTAATTTTCTTTACATAAACTGCGCATATAAATACTAGTATGAAAAGAATCGTACTAGTAACAGGCGGGTTTGATCCCTTACACAGTGGGCATATAGCCTATTTCAAAGCAGCCAAAGAACTTGGTAACGAGTTATGGGTTGGTGTTAACAGTGACGAATGGTTAACAAACAAAAAAGGCATGCCGTTTATGCCTGTACAAGAAAGAATTGCTATTATTAAAGAACTTGCTGTAGTAGACAATGTTATTACATTTGATGATGATAAGGAAGGATCTGCATGTGGTGCAATAGAAGTAGCACTTAAAACATCTGAAACAATGCATGACATGATAGTGTTTGCTAATGGCGGTGATAGAGGTGAAGGCAATTCACCAGAAGTAACAAAATTTGCTGACAACAAAAGAGTAGAATTTAAATTTGGTGTTGGCGGAACAGACAAAAAGAACAGTTCAAGTTGGATTTTAGGAGAATGGAAAACACCTAAAACAAAACGCAAATGGGGTTGGTATAGAGTATTAGATCATCAACCTGAAAACAATTTTAAAATTAAAGAATTAGTAATTGAGCCAGGTGCATGTCTTTCTGATCAAAGACACTTTCAAAGATCAGAACATTGGTATGTACTAAAAGGCAAAGTTAAAATGCAAACAGAGTGGAACAACATTAGTGATACTGTAGAGCTTTTACCCTTAACAAAAGGATATGATATTTCAGTAGGTACTTGGCATAAAGCAAGTAACCCCACAGATGATTTAACACACATACTAGAAGTTCAATACGGGGAAGCCTGTGTTGAAGAGGATATTGAAAGACGTGACTAATTGGATTTTTGTAAGCAAGGGTAAAAAAGACCCTTATATAAATCGCTTTGCTAGAGGATGTAATCAACCTGTTCAAGATTCAAACACGTTTGATTATGATGCTTCTGAAGATCCAATTGTATTACGAGGTATTCTAAAAAAGAAGTGGATGCATAGATGTTGGGAAGATGGCAGAGATTTTTATTATATGGATACAGGATACTTTGGTAATGAAGTAAGTCCTAGTAATCCTAATGGTTGGAAATTTTGGCATCGTATTGTAAAGAACAATCTACAACATAATAAACTAATTGACAGACCATCTCAGAGATTTGAAGGCTTCGGCAAAAAGTTTAGGCCATGGAATAAGAAAGGTAGAAAGATTCTTATTGCAGCACCAGACGAAAAGCCTATGAAGTTTTATGATCTTGATTTAGAAGAGTGGTTAGCAGAAACTGTTAATACACTAAAACAACACACTGACAGACCTATCGAAATTAGACAACGTAATAAACAAAGAGTAGATAGAATGCTACACAACACGCTAGAAGAAGCCTTAGACGACGATGTGTACGCTCTTGTTACATTTAATAGTAATGCAGCAGTTGAGAGTGTATTTCAGGGTATTCCGGTATTTACGTTAGCGCCTGTTAGTGCAGCAAACCCAGTCGGACTACAAGACTTATCATTAATAGAAAAACCGTATTATCCGAGCAGTGATAAATTATTTGCTTGGGGCTGTCATTTAGCAGCAGGTCAATTTCACGACAGTGAACTACGCACAGGAAAAGCAAGAGCGTATTTGGAGGAACAATGGACTTAAAAGTATTCGTAGGATACGATACTAGAGAAGATATTGCATATCAAGTTTGCAGACACAGTATCTTAACAAGAAATGAAAACGTATCAGTAACACCGTTAAAACAAAATGAATTAAGAGAACAAGGTTGGTATCATCGACCTGTAGATAAATTAGCGTCAACAGAATTTACATTTACACGCTTTTTAGTACCAGAGCTTACAAACTTTGATGGCTGGGCATTGTTTTGTGATAGCGACATTATCTTTTTAACAGACATAAAAGAACTATTTGATCAAGCAGATGACAAGTATGCAGTTATGTGTGTGCAACATGATTATACACCTAAGGAAGGTGTAAAAATGGACGGACAAAAACAAACTATATACCCACGTAAAAATTGGTCAAGTGTAATTTTATACAACTGTGGACATCCTAGTAACAAAAAGATTACTATGGATCTTGTAAATGACCCTGCTATTACAGGTGCATACTTACATAGATTTAGTTGGTTAGATGACAGTGAAATTGGTGAGCTAGGTAAAGAATGGAATTGGTTAGTTGACTGGTATGAAGAAACAGAAGATAGTAAACCAAAAGCAATTCATTATACAGAAGGCGGACCTTGGTTTGACAATTATCGTAGATGCACTTACCATAAACAATGGAAAAGAGAATTATTTGAGATGATGAAATTTAAGGTTAATCTTTAATGGACAAAATATCTCCTGAAGAAATATTGGTAGAAGGATCAGGCAACAAACTAACTGTTGAATCGTCTGAAACTGAAAAGCCAATGGTCATCAGAGGGGTAATCAAAAAACAACATGCTGATAACTGTGTAAAAGAGAACAGAGATTATTGGTATATTGATACTGGATACTTTGGAAACTTTCCTAGTCCAGGTAATAAAAAAGGTGGAAAGAAATGGCATCGTATTGTTAAAAACGAAAACCAACTTTCTACTTTTAGACCCAACATACCAAACGATAGATGGAACATGTTAGTTGAAGATGATCCAAGACTAGTGTGGAAAGGATGGAAAAATTACGATAAGAAAATTCTTTTAGTAATGCCTAATCCTAAAGCATGTGTTTGGTATGACATTGATTACGATAAATGGGTCAAACAAACTACAAAGACTATTAAAAAATACTGCGACTTACCTATTGAAGTAAGAGTAAAAGGTTCACGTACAGAACGTAACTTTGAATATTCAATATATGACGCATTTGAAACTGGTGTGTATGCTACTGTCGCAATGAATAGCATGGCAGCACTAGAATCAGTACTATACGGTGTACCAGCATTTGTAAGTGTTCCTTGTGCAGCATCACCGTTAGCCTCAACCGATCTGAGTCAGCTTAGTAATCCTTACAAACCTGAAGCAGATAAAATATTACAGCACTGTCATAGTTTAGCCTATGGACAATTTACATTTGATGAAGTAGAACAGGGCCGTGCATATAAACTAGTGGAGAAATACTCTTAATGAAACTATTAATGAATGACAAAGAGATTGCAAACTATTTGTTATCGCTAGTGCCTGTTCCACAAGAACTTTACAAGTTTAATATTCAAGACAGGTATACAGCAACATACATTCAAGACCATATTAGTAAAAGAGCTAAATGGAAAGATCCTAGACGTGAACTTGATAAAGAAGAAAAGAAAAAGTTCAAAGATAAATTGTTTAAGGCTGTGCGTAGAGATTTAGATGAGTGGGTAGACGTAGTTAATACCAACAAAGGTCACATACGTAATGCTTACTTTGATGCTATTCATAATAACATAGAATATTTTATTGATGCGTTTGGTATTGAAAATATATTTGAATCGTATAAAAAGGCTCGTTATAAAAACTTTGTAAAAGGTACAGGGCAATGGGTAGGCGATGGTAAAGATAATACTTACGTTCGTAGAAGAGATTTTAACAGTTTAGAAGAAGATTGTTTAATTAGAAACACTGTAGGTAACGAAGATTTACTTGTTGGAAAAATTGATAACAATTATCCTTTTTGGTTTATTGATAGTGGGTACACTAACTTTTTAGAAACAAGCAAAGTATGGCATAGAGTTGTACGTAGTCATTTGCACTACGGTAAGTCATTTGATGCGCCAGCAGATAGATTAGGTAATTTTAAGACGTTTCCTAATCCTTGGAGGAAGGACGGAGAAATTATTTACGTAATCGAACCTGGTCCTTTTGCAGCAAGTATTATGCACGTAGATCTAAAGACATGGAAGTATGATGTAGCAAAAGAGTTACGCAAGTATACAGACAAACGTATTAGATTTAGAAAGAAAGCACCTAAAAAGAAGAGAAGTAATTTACATAAAGAGCTCTTAAATGACGATTATTACTGTGTAGTGAACATCAATAGTAACGCAGCAACTGAAGCAATATGGGCTGGCGTACCTGCAATTACACTAGATAGACACATTACTAATCCAGTTACAAGAAACAAACTTTCAGATATTAATGATTTATATCGAGGTAACTTAGGTTCTTGGTTATGTATGCTTTCATACTCTCAATACACAAAAGAAGAGCTTATGAATGGTGTAGCAATTAAGAATGTAAAGAGATTACCATGACAGTAGCAGTAGCATATTACGGAGGTATTCCACCGCATAATAATAATCTAGAGAAACCTATGATCCTAGATAATTTTTTAACTGGAGTACGAAATTCTGGCGATACTGCTATTGCACAAACAGCAATGCAAGTTGTACCAAATGCTGATGTTGCACTTATACAAGGCTTTGTACACGAGCATGGAAAAACTGCACCTCATTTAGTTTTAAGAAGAAATGCAGTTGAACAACAAATTAATAACGGTAAAAAAGCATTAATTGTAGACAGTAACTTATTCTTAGCATATGATAGCGGAAATGTAAATCGTTATTTAAGATATAGTTTCAATGGTGTGTTTCCTACAACAGGATTTTACTTTGATACAGATGTTGATCCTAACAGATGGACAAAAATTAGTAGCAAACTAGGTATACAAATGAAGCCATGGAGAACAAGTGGTAATCATATTCTAGTTTGTTTGCAACGTAACGGTGGTTGGAGTATGCGTGGGTATAACAGCGTACAATGGGCAAACGATACTATTGCAACACTAAGAGAGATTACGGATAGACCAATAATTGTTAGAGGTCATCCAGGAGATAAAAAGACTAGATACTTCCCACAACACAAAGACGTATTTTTAAGCAGTAACCCCAGTATATTACAAGATTTACAAG